AGAGAATATCCCGATATGTTCATTGATTTTCTCCAGACCGGACAAAATGGAGAAATTCCTGAACATGGCTTGCGCTTTTTCTTTTATCAACGTGTATTCTTGCGCGTTTGCATGCGCTATAAATATGTATATGCGGTTTTCCCTAGAGCCTATTCAAAATCATTCTTATCAGTATTAGTATTAATGTGTAGATGTATTTTATATCCTCGTGCAAAACTATTCGTTACTTCTGGAGGTAAAGAACAGTCTGCTAGTATTGTTAAAGAAAAAGTTAATGAATTATGTACATTAGTACCCGCTCTTGATAGAGAACTTGACCGAAGACCTGGTAAAACTAGAGAAGGTAAAGACTATGTGTGCTATATGTTTAAAAATGGTTCGTTCTTTGACAATATTGCGGCAAGTGAGAAATCTAGAGGTAAGCGTCGTCATGGCGGATTAGTAGAAGAGTGCGTTGGCGTTGATGGAGATATTTTGTCTCAGGTTATTATCCCTACCATGAACGTATCTCGTTTATGTATGGATGGAAGCACTCAAAATGATGAAACTTTAAATAAATCTCAGATTTATATTACGACCGCAGGTTATAAAAATACTTATTCTTATGATAAACTTATTCAGTTATTAGTTTGAATGGTGACAGAACCAGAAAAAGCATTTATTATGGGCGGTACTTATCGTATTCCAGTATTAGTTGGATTCCTTGATAAAAATTTTATTCAAGATTTAAAACGAGATGGCACATTTAATGAAGCATCTTTTGAACGAGAGTATGAATCAAAATGGAGTGGCACAACTGCGGATGCCTTCTTTAATGGTGAAGCTTTTGATAGAAACCGCATACTCCAAAAGCCAGAGTATGAACATTCTGGTCGCTCTAGTTTGCAGAGTTATTATATTTTATCAATGGACGTAGCTAGAAAAAATACCGGTAAAGATGGATGCGATAGCGTTATTTGCGTCTGAAAAGTGATTCCGCAAAATTATGGAGAAGTATCAGTAAAATCATTAGTTAACATATATAGTTTAACTAACATGCATTTTGAAGACCAGGCTATTTGGGCAAAACGTTTATTTTATAAATATAAAGCTAGACGTATAGTAATAGATGGTAACGGTTTAGGTATAGGTCTTATTGACTATATGGTAAAACCGCAAACTGATCCAACTACTGGTGACGAATATCCAGATTTTGGCGTAGAAAACGATGATGAAGGATATTATAAACGTTTCAGAACTAATAATACTGAACAAGAGGCTATGTATATAATTAAAGCAAATGCGCCGATTAACACTGAAGCGCACTCAAATGTTCAAACCCAGTTAACTTCTGGAAAGATCAAATTCTTAATAGATGAACGTGTCGCAAAAACAAAACTATTAGGAACTCAAAAAGGAAAACAAATGACCCCTGAAGAAAGGGCAGAATATTTAAAACCATATACTCTAACTTCCATATTAAAAGAGGAGTTATTAAATCTTCGTGAAGAAAATGAAGGTTTAAATATTATTCTTAAACAAGCTAATCGTAGTATAAGAAAAGATAAATTCTCAGCTATGGAATATGGATTATATTATATAAAACAAGTTGAAGATAGTAAACGAAAGAAACGTAAAAAATTTAATGCTGCGGAATGGCGTTTTGCAACACATTTAGGATAAGGAGATAATTATGAGAGCAAGTAGAGGAGAAATAAAAATAGAAGAAATTTTAAGAGATGCAGGATTAAATTTTAAAATGGAATTATCTTTTGAAGGATTGAATAGTTCAAATGGTAAGCCACTTCGGTTTGATTTTGCAGTGTTTGATGATGATGGAAATCTTGATTTTTTAATTGAATATCAGGGTCGCCAACATTACGAACCCAGTAGTAAATTTGGTGGGAAAAAAGGTTTTTATCAACAACAATTTAATGATGCCAAAAAACGCAGATTTTGTCAATTACATGATATAAAATTAATAGAAATACCTTACACTGATGAAAACATCTTAGATTACGATTATATAATAAATAAAGCATATGGAAAGTAAGGAGGTGGAGCTTTGGAAAACAAAGATAGACAAGAAGCCATTAGAGAAAAAGGCTTTGATATGAATGGCAGTGGCCCCACTATTAATTATGGCAAGATAAAAGTCGGAATAAAAACTTTAGAAGATGCTATTATTAATCTCGGATTTTATAAAGAGATTGGCGGACATCGCTGCATTGACAAGCGTATGGTTATGCGCGCAATTATTGATAAAGATTATCGTGCTATAAGATATATTTCTGATTTCTTCTATAGAACAAACGGTATTTATCAACGAATTGTAAACTATTACGCTACAATGTATCGTTGAGATTGGTACATTACACCAACTATTTATGATGAGAAAATTTTAGATAGTGAAAAAGAGTGTTTAAAAATTACTAATGAATTTTTTAAGGCTTTAGATTATTTGGACAATACTCATATTAAAAAATTATGCGGTGACATTGCGTTAAAAGTTATTAAATATGGTGTTTGTTATGGATATATAATTGAAGGTAACAACAGTATTCTTTTCCAAGAATTACCTACTGAATATTGTCGTTGCCGATATTATATAAATAATTTACCAGCAATTGAATTTAATATGGCTTATTTTGATGAACATTTTAGAGATATCAATTACCGTATGAAAGTCTTAAAAATGTTCCCTAAAGATTTCCAAAAAGGATATCTGCTTTATAAGGAGAGAAAACTCCAACCAGATTTCCAAGGAGATCAAGGTGTATGGTATTTACTTGATCCTGGATATGCCGTTAAGTTTAGCTTAAATGGCGCAGGAGATTTACCATTATTTATAAACGTAATTCCATATCTATTAGATTTAGACGCAGCGCAAGATCTTGACCGTCGTAAGCAAATGCAAGACTTATTAAAAATTCTTGTGCAAAAACTTCCAATAGATAAAAATGGCGATTTAATTTTTGATGTTGATGAAGCAAGAGATATTCATAATAATGCGGTAGCTATGTTACAACATTCTGTTGGTGTAGATATTATTACAACATTTGCGGACATAGCTTCAATTGATCTATCTGATGCGCGAAACGTAGATAATGACGACCTTGAGAGAGTTGAACGTACCGTATATAATGCGGCCGGTGTGCCTAAAAATTTATTTAACTCAGATGGTAATATTGCTTTAAATAGCTCAATTTTACAAGATGAGGGAGTTATGCGCGACTTAAAGTTGCAATTTGAGATTTTATTTGATACAATAATACAGAGAATGATTAAAAATAAAAAGAAATATAACTTTAGATATTATATTTTAGATACAACCCAGTATAATTATAAAGAATTATCTAAATTATATCTTGATGAAATGCGCACTGGTTATGGTAAAATGTTTGCGCAGATTGCGCTTGGTCATTCTCAGAATTCAATTATGAGTACCGCATATTTTGAAAATTCTGTATTAGGATTGAATGAAGTTATGGTACCGCCTATGATGTCATCTACTATTGGTAGTGAAGATATTCAAAATTTGGGCAAAAAGAATAAATCTAATAACACTAATCAGCAAACTAATACAGGAGGAGAAAATACCGGAGGTCGTCCTAAAAAAGAGGAAACCGAGGTCTCTGACAAAACAATTGCAAATAGGGAAAGCATGAAATAGGAGGAATAATAATGCATAATAGTATAGCAATAGATTCTCCTATTGAGATTATTGATATAACCCCAACGGTTAGTCCTCTTATTTCAAAAGTGCAAATAAAAGTTTGCTATGTAGGTGATGAACCTAACAGAAATGGTAGCGTCATCACAAAAGCCGTTGCTAAAGAAATGGGAGAGACACTGCGAGGATGCCCAATCGTAGGTTTTTATAATGAAAATACCGAAGATTTTGAAGGGCATAATCAAAGTATTGATATTCGCAATGGAGAGTGGACTTTCAAAGATACAACCCAGCCTTATGGTTTTGTAGATTTAAATGCAAAAGTATGGTTTCAGAAATTTTCCGATGATGGTGTTGAACATGAGTATTTAATGACAGAAGGATACCTTTGGACAGAACAATTCCCGGAAACAAAACGTGTTTTGACAAAAGGAAATAATCAATCAATGGAATTACATGAACCTACTTTAAGAGGTTTTTGGACAGAAGATGATAAGGAAAAACCAAGTTTCTTTATTATCAATGAAGCAATAATCTCTAAATTATGTATTCTTGGTGAAGATGTTGAACCTTGCTTCGAGGGTTCTCAAATTACCAAAGTGCAATTCTCATTTGAACCTTCTTTCCAAGAGAAGATTTTATCAATGATGGAAGAAGTCAAAGAGATGATTAAAGAAGGAGGGACAGATTCTGTGGAAGAAGAAGTAAAAGCACCAGAAATGGAAGAAGAAGTTTTAGATAATAAATCAGAAGAAGAAGCTCCTGCAGGACCTGAAGTTGAAGAAACTCCAGAAGAAGAAGCAGAAGAAGCTCCAAAAAAGTCCGAAGAAGAAGAAAAAGAAGAAGAAAAGGACGAAAGCGTTAAATATAATCTTGATGAGATTCAAGAATATATAGAATTAAAAGCTAATTATGATGAATTAGTAACAAAATTCGAAAATATGAAAGCTGAATATGATAATCTTGTAGAGTTCAAGAAAGTTGCCGACCGCAAGGAAAAGCAGGCTATGATTGATCGTTTCTACATGTTATCAGAAGAAGATAAGAAAGATGTTATTGCTAATATTGATTCTTATAGTATTGATGATATCGAAGCAAAGCTTTCTGTAATTTGTGTTCGTAACAAGGTTAGTTTTGATCTTGATGAAGATAAAGAAGAGGATACACCTACAATCTTTAATCTTGCTGAACAGGATAATGAAGATGATAGGATTCCTGCTTGGATCAAAGCTGCTATGGCTACGAAGAAAGAGATGAAATAATAGGAGGAAGACAGTAAATGGCTAGAACAAGATTAAGTGAAAAAGCCACATATGTCGCTCGCGGCTATGGTCAGGTTGAGCCAAACCACCTTTCAGCTCAGAAGACTGCACAAATTTATGCTCAGTTACCTGCGGCAGCAGATAT